TGTATCTATACCACAATATTTAAGTAATGGAACTACATTAAGTCCATATTACTTTGCGATAGCCGTTTCTACTGCTGTTTTAACTGTAACGGATAGAATAGCAATTAGAATTTATGTAAATGTAGATACAAAAACAGTTACTTTACATACTGAAAACAATCATTTATGCCAAGTAGTTACTACCTTTTCTAAAGGGTTGATTTCTTTAAATAACCTTACAAGACAAAATCAATTCTTTGGCACAGGAACAAGTGGTACGGACTTTGCAATATCAAGTGCAACGGCTACGCATACTTTTAACTTGCCTGTGGCTTCGGCTTCAAATACTGGTAAGTTAAGTTCAACGGATTGGACAACATTCAATAATAAACAAAATCTTTTAACTAATCCAGTTACAGGAACAGGCTCTGATGGTAGAGTAGCATTTTGGACTAGTGCAAGTAGCATAAGTAGTGATGCTAATTTATATTATGATTATTCTACTGATAGATTAGGAATAGGTACTAATACTCCTAATGCAAGTTTAGGGATATTAAACGCTAGTACAACAGGCATTCAAGTAAGAACATCTGATAGTGCAAACCAATATCAAGCAAATATCTTTTATGATGCTTCTTATGGTATGGTTTATGGGTATAATAGATTAGGCACAGGTACGGCTAGTAATTTAACTTTCTTTAATAACATAGGTGGTTTTATATCAATTCCTGAAAGTGCAACTAATAACATAGGTTTTAATACTTTAAATCCTCAGGGTTTAGCAAGTGCATCTGTGTATGACTTTACTTCTTTAAATACAAATGTAGAATTAAGACTACATAATTCATCAACAGGATATACTTCAACAGATGGTTCTTACATAAGAGTAACTTCTACTGCTTTAGTAATAGGTAATGATGAATCAAGTAAAAGTATTTTAATAAATAATGGTGGCAATGGTGTTGTTACTATTGATGGTACAAATAAAGTAGCATTAGGGAATATAGGTTCAATACCTATGACACAACAATTAACTGTTGTAGGTTCAATAGAAGCCTATGGTGGTTCTATCTATCAGACAGTAACATCTAGTATGTTAAAGGCTAATGCTTCAGGACAAATCATTGCTGCTATTGCAGGAACAGATTATTTAGCAGTAGGTAGTGCGGTTACAAGTGTAAGTGCTACGAGTCCTGTTTTATCAAGTGGTGGAACTACTCCTAATATATCAATACCTGCTGCAACAACTTCGGTTAGTGGTTATTTAACTTCTACTGATTGGACAACTTTTAACAACAAGTTTACTTTACCTTCTTTAACTCAAGGTTCTATATTATTTAGTGATGGTTCTACTATTGCTCAAAATAACAACAGGTTATATTGGAATAATTCAACTATGAGATTAGGGGTTGGTTCACAACCTGTGGCTCAATATGTAATGTATGTAAAAGCAAATGTTGGTGAAAATGCAAATGCTTGGTTAGGTATTGATAACGACAATGCAACAGGTTCTACTGCGGTTAGATTAATATTAAATGGTAGCACAACAAGTGGATTTCAATATGTGCAATCTACCAATATGACACAAGTGTATGCTAATGCAGGAGACATACAATTAATCAATGGTAGTAGTCTTGGTTTAACAATAGCAAACACAACTGGTAATGCAACTTTTAGTGCTAGTGCAACGGCTACATCTTTTGTTAAATCAGGTGGTACAAGTTCACAATTCTTAAAGGCTGATGGTTCAGTAGATTCTACAACTTATGGCACAGGTTCGGTTACTTCAGTAGCTACATCTGCTCCATTAACAGGAGGTACTATTACAACTTCAGGAACAATAGGTATAACACAAGCTACAACAAGCACAAATGGTTATCTATCATCAACTGATTGGAATACTTTTAATAATAAAACAACATTACCATCTTTAACAAGTGGTTCAGTATTGTTTAGCAATGGTTCAACTATTGCTCAAGACAATGCTAATTTCTTTTGGGATGATGTAAATAATAGATTAGGCATAGGAACTGCAACACCTGAACAAATTTTACATATTGTTGGTGCAAGTGCAATAGTTTATATAGATGGCAATAGTGCTGGTACCCAAACAAGTTCAACTTTAAGATTAAGAACAGGTGGATTTAATGTAGGTAATTTTAGATATAATGTAGCTACTGACAATATTGAAATAAGTAATATTTCAGGAGGTGGTACAGTAACAAGTGGTGCAGTTAAAATATATGGCACAGGTGGTAGCACAACAGGTTTAACAATAGCAGCAGCAGGAGAATCTACTTTTAGTCAAAAAATTCAAATTAGTACAGGTGGTTTAAGAATTGGAACTTCTGCAACAGAAAACGATAGATTAATTGTAGTAAATGGAACAAATTTAACAACTGGCTCAAGTCAATATTTAGAAGTTATTGCTCCAACATATACTGGTAATATAACTAATTTATATGGAAGATTACAATATGCAACCTGTGATAGTGGTACTATTAGTAATGCATATATGCTATATTTGGGTTCTTGGAGTGGGACATCAACTTACTCTAATAAGTGGTCTATTTACCAAGAATCTACTACTGAAAAAAACTACTTTGGTTCTGCTGTATTAATAGGAACTACTACCAATTCAGGCTACAAGCTAGATGTTAGTGGTACAGGTAGATTTACAACTACTTTGAATGTAGGAACTACGGCTTATGTAACTAATGATATTTTCATTGGAGATACAACAAGTGGTAGTGGTAGATTCTTTATTACGGATTCATCAAATCAAGGAATCACTTTAAGAAGGGCAGGTGCAGCAGATAGATTTAAGTTGTTTGTCGGCAATGGTACTACCTATACACAAGACAATGCAATTATCTTAGGTACTAATACCGATATTGATTTCTACACAGGTTCAAGTCCTATTAAAAGATTAACAATTTTAAATGGTGGTGGTTTAATGATTCCAAGTGATGTAAGTGGTACAAGTGGCTATAAAATAAATTATACAAGTGCTGATGCAGGTTCAAGAAGTTGGAAAATAGCAAATGATAATTCAGCGTATGGAGATTTTTATATTGGACAATCAACTACTCAATCAGGTTCTAGTTATGCTACTAAATTTTTAATAACTCCAGCAGGTGATGTAGCAATAAATGATACAACAGCAAATACTTATGCTAAATTGCAAGTAACTGCTACATCAGGAGTAGTTTTAGGATTAGCAAATCCATCAGCAGCAGCAGCAGGGGTAGGTAATGCTATTCAATTTTGGGGGACTTCTGGATATAATACTCAAGGTGAAATAGCTACTGTTTGGGATGGTGCTAGTAATGGGTATGCCTATATGACATTTAAAACAAAAGGCCCTTCGCTTCTTGAAAGAATGCGTATTACAAGTGGAGGTAATGTATTAATAGGAACTACATCAGATTATGGGAATAGCAATTTATTGCAAGTTAGTAGCGGTAATATTAGACATTATCAAAATAATGAAAGTTGTCAATTAGCACACGCAGGTTCTATGACTATTGCAAATGGTGGTACTAAAACATTAGAATGTGCAAATGGTGGACTCGTATTTGTATCTGAAAATAATACAGGAGATGGGGCATTATTTTTCTGCGGGTATAAATCAGCAACAATTATTTTAATTGCAGACCCAAATAATCGTTATGCTGCTACAAATACAGCAGGAAGAGCTTGTTTATATAAATCAGCAAATACTAATGTAGTTACCTTTATAAATAATTTAGGTTCAAGTTTATCATTTACAATGTATCAAATAAAAAATAGCGACTAAAACGAATTAAAAAATAAATAATGAAAGTAATACAATCTGTCAATATTTGGCAAAACGGAGAACTATCTAATAGATTAATCAAACTAGAAAACAAATAAAATGAAAACAATACAAGCAGTGGTATTCCCACTAAATTTAGGAACTGCAACAATTTTAAATGCTTATTGCATAAATGACAATTTAACAAATTGTGCTACTTTTTACTATTCACTATTAACTGATAGTCAAAGTCAATTACAACAAGGAAATTTAACTATGACAGGCACAGACTATGATGGTTGGTCTACAAATGATTATGCTTATAATTGGGTAGCAACTCAAATAGATGTTACAATTACAGGCGATTATGTGCCTCCTGTGGTTGAGCCAATAGTTGAGACTCCAATAGTAAGCGAACAAATTATAACGGAATAATCTTATATTTGTAAAAAATCAATACTATGATAAATTTATCAGAAACAAACATCAAGGAATTAGAGGCTTATTTATTGGAAATCCCAGCTAAATTTGCTAACCCTATTTTACAATTCTTAGGCAAAATTGCACAAGAACAAAATCCTCCAGTAGAGGAAGCAAAAGAAGTATAATGACTCCACATAGCAATCAAGCCGACTTTGGAATGGTACTAAGTATCACAAGTGCTGCAATAAGCATCGCAAGTATTCAACCTCTTGTAACATTCTTTGGTAGTTTGGTTGCTATTGCATCTGGACTTTTTGCCATTCGATATTATTGGAAAGCAGCTAAAAAGTTTAAGTAATGAGAGACATTGTAATTACTTTAGTGATTGCAGTAGTTCTTATCTTCATTTTTAACGGAAGGTACAACGGAAACGAACCTACAATAGTAACTCACATAGATACTATTTATAAGCACGAAATAACAAAGAAATATATTAAAGGGGATTCTATCCCTTTTGTCGTTTTGGGTATTGATACTACCATTGTACACGATACTGTACGTATAGTTCAAGATTATGCGTACGTACGAGCCTACTCGGACACTATAAAGGTAGATTCAAGTACATTTATTATAAACGATACAATCTCCAAAAACAAGATACTAAATAGGGGGTTTTACGCAGACATAAGTCAAAAAACGATAAAAGTGGAAACCATCAAGACAACACCATCCAAAAATGAGCTTTATTGGGGTGTTTTAGCCGATTTAAGGACATTTGACAATAAAGTGGGCGTAGGAGTTGGTTTAGCTTTTAAAACCTCTAAAAAGGGCTTATTTACAATATCGGCAACTACTAATCAATATTCAATCGGATTTTACACTAAATTCTAATGAAACTACCTGTATCATATAAAGAGTTCGTTAAGCAACCCATTGTGGCTACTTTATTCATTGTACTATGTGGAATATCGGCTTTGTATGTTGATGTAAGGTCAACCTTTCAAGACCAAGCAAAGGCACAAAATGTAAGAATAGAAAAGGTAGAGAATAGATTAGACTTAGTACAAAACGCATTAAGGAAATCGGATTCATTGAGTGCAGTTTCTACTACTAAACTTCAGGTGCTAACTGACCTTAAAATGATACCAAAATAATGAGGTATTTATTATTCATATTTTTGTATGGTTGTAGTTTGACTGCTCAAGAGCCAAGTAAAGAACAAAAGATAGATAACGAGTTTCAATTATTGCTTAATAAAGTAAATGAAAACAATGTTAATTCATCTTTAGTTCAAAAAGAGGCATCTAAAAAAGAAAAGAAAATAATTACTAACACTATAAATAATATTAACAATTTAAAAAGTGAATTAAATGAGGTTAAAGCTAGGTTGGATTCTATTGCTATTGATACTGGAAGTTCATTCAGCTTATTGCCAATACCCAAGAAGTAAAAGAATAGGAAACGATTCGGTAATAATAATAACTATTGACCAAGCAAACAACATAAACAACCTATACAAGAACTACAACGATTCAATTGTTAAATTAAATGATTCAATAATCAATTCAAACTTAAACTATGCAAAACTTAATAAAAAAATATTTGAGAAAACTGATTCTATCTATCTATGGAAAGTTAGGTATGAAGCTGCAAGAGAACTTACCAATTATAGAACCCAAGACCACGAAAAAACCGACCAAGCAAAAGAAATAGGGAAATATCTTTTAATCTTTATAATCATTTTACAATTTATAAAACTTTAAATATGGAATGGGTAAAAAATTTACTTAGTGATGAAAGAGGAAGCATAAGCACTAAGAGAGTGATTGCTTTATTAAGTGCTTTATTTCTTTGTATTACTTTAATAGCTAATTCATTTAGTCATTTAGAAATAGCACCTAGTGATAAATTAGTAGATGCAGTAATGGTAATTTGTATTGCTGCAATGGGAACTACAACAATAGATAAATTCTCAAAATGAAACAAAAAGCAATCCTTAGAGTAGCCTTAGTGCTTTGGTTTGTATTATTAATATTCTTTATAATGGCAAGTTATGTTAAGTAAAAAAGCAATAGACCTTATTATCCAGTTTGAGGTAGGAGGTAGAGCATACTATGATAAAAAATTACAAAGCCCTATTTGGGCAGGTGGCGAATCAGGAATAACTATTGGGATGGGCTATGATTGTGGTTTTGTAAACGAAAAGCAGTTCTTTCAAGACTGGGGTAATATGCTTACACCTAACTTTTTAGAGCCATTAAGAAAGACTATTGGACTTAAAGGCATACAAGCAAAGCAAATGCTAAGAGGGGAATTGATGCAAGTTAAAATATCATACAATACGGCATACGAAGTTTTCGTTAAGTGTTCAGTACCTAAGTATTTTAAGATGACTAAGAAGATATATCCAGAGTTAGAATTGTTAAACGAGGACACTCAGGGTGCATTAGTTTCTATGGTTTACAATAGAGGCAATAAGTTAGAAGGCGATTCTAGGATTGAGATGAAGCGAATAGTAGAGATGGTTAAGAACAAAGACTATGATGGAATAGCAGAGGCAATAGAGAGCAGTAAGAGACATTGGGAAGGCAAAGGATTAGATGGTTTAGTAGTGAGAAGGGAAGCAGAAGCAGACTTGATTCGTGATTCGTTAGCATAACAAAAACCTAAAATATGGCAACTCCACAACTGCGTACAAAACGCAGGAGACTTTTCTTTGATATAGAAACAAGTCCAAACATCGGATTGTTCTGGGAGGCTGGATATAAAAAGAACATAGATTACTCAAACATTATTCAAGAACGAGCAATCATTTGCATTTGCTATAAGTGGGAAGATGAAAAAGAAGTTTACTCTTTACAATGGGATTCTAAGCAGAATGATAAGACAATGCTTCTTAAATTTATTGAGGTGGCAAATCTATCTACGGAAATGGTTGGACACAATGGCGACAAATTTGACTTAGCTTGGATTAGGACCAGATGTTTATTTCATCATATCCCAATGTTTCCTAAGTATTTAACCATTGATACTTTAAAGGTAGCAAGACAAAAGTTTAGGTTTAATTCAAATAGACTTAATTACATAGCAGATTTTTTAGGCTTAGGTCAAAAGATAAAGACCGAATATTCATTGTGGAAAGACATTCTTTTACACAAGGATAAAATTGCTATGGAAAAGATGATTAAGTATTGCAAAAAGGATGTTATTTTGCTAGAGAAAGTATTTGCAGAATTAAAGAATCATATAGAGCCTAAGACACATTACGGAGTTGTTTTTGGCGAGGATAGAGGAACTTGCCCTGAGTGTGGAAGTGATGATTTAATAAAAAATAATAAAGTAGTAACTGCTACTGGATTAACAAGGATTCAATATAGATGTAATACTTGCTACAAATATCATAGTAAAACCGATAAATAAAATGAAAATGCCTAAGAATTGGAATAAACTTAATTTAAGCGAACAGGAAAGCTGGTTAGTAAAGAAGTATCAAGAGATGATTAACGAAGTAGAATCAGTATCTAAGATGTTAGCCAAGATAAGAGGTGGCAATAGAATAGTAGTAAAGGAGATTGAAAGACCAGATGAAGCCTTGCTTAAAGCGTGAGAATCAAAATTATATATCGTAAACTTGGTAAGGAACAGGCTTACGGCATATCCTCTAGTGATGGCGTAATAGAGATTGATGAAAGGCTAAAAGGCAAGAAAATGATGGAGATATTGATTCACGAGATATTACATTTACTAAACCCAAAGGATGATGAAAAAACCATAATTCGCAAAAGTGTAACTTTGACTAAAGTCTTGTGGAATGAAGGGTACAGGAAAATAGATGATACTATTGACTTGCCTTTACAAGATGGGTCAATTTAGGTTGTTTTTTCTTGTTCATAGGTTCTCCCTAGCCCTAAAAAGCTGGGGAGTTTTGCTTATATTTGTTACAGATATACTAATGGTTTAGCGGGGACTTGTTTCTACTTGTCCCCCCTTTTTTTGCTCTTATGTTATAATATCCCTTAAAAGTAACATAACAATACCTATATGTTACTTTAATAACACTTTATCGTATGAATAAGTGTATCAATCATACAATTATATGCAGGAAATTATAATTTGGGTATCACAATTTGTGATGTTCACGAATCCGTGAAAGGTTTAAAAATGTGAACACTTGCGTAGTTTGACTACCAACAATTAACAAATTTTGTTACAAGTCTATATAAATCAGTAGCATATTTGCCCTAATTCCATTACAACATTTTACATATTGTACCTAAAACATTGTACAATGTTCCCAATTCGGTTACAAGTTCTCTAATAGTAAACTTATCAATCACAAAAGTTACCTAATAAAGCAACTTTGAGCCGTAAATGACTGATAATCGGCTCATTTTAGACCGATAAATACCTAACTGCTTGATTATCAAAGTATATGCTAATTAACATAATTTTAACTAAAATAATTTAAATAATTTTTGGTTAGTATTGTAATCTTTGTTTATCTTTGATTTATCAAACAAACAAAAACCAACATTATGAAAACATTTATTATTTACTTAACAAGTTTTGCAGGATTGGAAAACGAATACGAAACAAGATATGAAGTTGTTTCAGATTGTTTTAATAACGCTTTTAATTATGCAAAAGGAAAACACAAAGACAATATATCAGAATATGATTATTGGACATTAGATACTGACAATTGGAACGATTAAAATAATTACTACCCCCGAAGTCAGGGGTGCGTCTGAACAACGCACAATTTTAAAATTTAAACCAAATTAGTATGAAAACACTATTAAGCCTCAACACAAATTTCTATCCCTACAATGGGAACTTTATCCCTCAAGCTGGGGACAACATTTTCTTAGACTATTCAATAGAAGATACCAAGTTCTTTGTAGTAAAGTTTAGGACTATTGACCTAGCAAACAATCAAATCATTATCTCAATTGAAAAAATCTAAATTATGACAGACCAACAAAACAGGAATTTTCAGGCAATCGTTATTTTAATCTTTGTCTTTATTGTAACAGGAATCTTACAAAACATTTAACCTTATGAAAGTAGAAAAAAAAGAAGTAGTCTGCATCCGACTACCAGAATCAATCAAAAAGAAAGTAGATGCCGAAGCTAAAAAGATGTACTTAGCACCAAGCAAATTAGTATCAATTATCGTACAAAAATATTACGAATCTAAAAACTAAACTATGCAACCATTAATCTATCAAGGAAAACAACTTAAACTACACCAAAGAGCAACCTGTTTACTAGAACTCTTAAAAAAGGCACAAGCAAGGCAATCTAGTATTGAAACCGACCTAATCAAATGGAGAGGAGCAACTTGGGATAACCCTATCAAACTAATGAACAAGTATGAGGATGACTACCTTATTAAGATTGCTAGGATGAACCAAATACAAAAGAGAATCTTAAAGTCTTATCACTTCTTGATACTGGACCTTTACGAGATTACCGAAGATTTTATGCTACCTATAAACCTTTTACATTTTTAATATGAGTTACATAGACAATACCAAATCCCAATTATTACGAGAAAACTACATTTTAGAGGTAGAGAATGAAATGCTTAGAAACCAAATTAAAAAAATTAAACTAGAAATCAATGAACTACTGGGCAATACCAAGTCAAAAGGAGAACAGACTGACAACGAAGGAAATGATAAGGTATTCTGAAACAATTATAGACAAGATTGCAGAATATTACAAAATACTACCAAAGGATATTAAAGGAAAAAGCCGTAAAAGGCACTTTGTAAAAGCAAGATTTATAGCAATGTATTGTATAAAAAATAACACAACTTTAACATTAAAGGCAATTGCAGATATGGTAGGCAGAGACCACACTACAATTATCCACTCTTTAAAGACTATACAAAACACTTTAGACTTGCATTATGATACTGATTTAAAGGATGAATTAAATGAAATAAAAAGATTAATATAAATTTTTGTTATTCACAAAATAGTCTTATTTTTAATTATTATTTACCAAAAAACCATAGTATGATTAACTTACAAACAAACTCACTTATCAACATTTACAAGGCTTTATCTGCTTTTCAGCAAGACTGCCCTGTAATACACAAGGGAACAACTGGACATAACTACACCTATGCCGACTTCCCTACAATTCTTGAAGTAATTAATCCGATACTCAAGAAGCACAATCTAGGATTTACCCAGCTTCTTATTGAGGATGGCTTAAAGACAATTATCTTTCACACTATTAGTGGAGAGGCAATTGAGTCAAACGCAACGATTCCACAAATTACTCTTAGGGGAATGAACGAGTACCAGTCTTTTGGTAGTGGGATAACCTATTACAGAAGATATGCTTTAAGTGCTGCTCTTGGGTTGGTAACTGATAAAGATACCGATGCCTCTGGAGAGAAAGCTGCATCCGTATTTATTAAGAAACACAAGTCAATACTAGATTTAACACTAGCTATTGATATGTGCGAAAACTTAAATGAATTATCTAAACTACATTCTTTGAATAAGGATTTGATGAATGAAGGAATAACTGCATTATTCACTAGCAAAAAATCTAAATTATGATTGACCAAAAACTAATCAAATTAAGAGACTTGGTTTCTTATTGGGAATGGAAATCTAGTTCCTGTCATAAGTTTTGGGTAAAAGAAACCTACCAAGAACTTAAAAAGGCAAGACAAAACCTAAAGGAATATAAGTCTAAACATTACCCATCAACCCCATTATTAACCCAGCCTAAGCCATTCTTAAGGATGAATGATTGGACTGAACAATACGAAAACTATGAATGAATTTCCTAGCATTGACTTAATGATAGGTCAATTAAATAAATCAATTAAGGATATTGAAGCTACATCTATTTCAAGCGAAAATTATGTATTAAGAACATTAAACGCAGCTTTAAGATTAGCTTTAGATATTAAGAATGAGGAAATGAATTATTTTATAACTAAAAACAATTAATATGGCTATAAGTACTTGCTGCGGAGCAGAAACCGATATGGAAGAAATAGGAATTTGTCCTGAATGTATGGAACATTGTGATTTTGAAGATGAGGAAGAAGATGAAGAAGAAATTGCAAAGGACCAGAAAGAACAAAATGAACTAGAAGAAATAATGCTAAGAGAAGCAGAAGAAAAATTACATAACCAATAAATAAAACAAAATGGAAAAAGCAGAAAAAATCGGTGCTTGGACAAACAAGACCAAAACAGGTAAACAAGTAATTAATTTTACTATTGATGGCAAAAAGTATGATATGTATGTAAACGATTTTAAGAAGGAGGAAAAGCATCCTGATTATCAAATCGTAGAAAATACCTACAAACCTAAAGCCGAAACAAAAATGGAGTATGCATCTCCAGTAAACCAACAAGAAAGCGAAGATGATTTGCCGTTTTAATTAACTATCTAAAAACAAAAACTATGAGCCAAAACAAACAAATTGCAGACTACCTAAACAAAGGTAAAAAGCTAACTACATTAGATGCCTTGAGTAAATTCGGATGCTTTAGATTAGCATCACGAATAAACGATTTAAGGAATGATGGAATGAATATAAAAACAAAGATTATCAAACTAGAGAATAAGAAGCAGATAGCCCAATATTCATTAAAATAGCTTATCTTTGTAACAGGATGTCGTTTATCCTATTAAGAACTTATTGCCCTTGCGATGAACTACCAAAACGACTGGTAGGGATTCAATGGGGCTTTTTTATTTTATGGCTAAGAGATTTACGGATACAGAAAAATGGAAAAAACCATTCATTAGGAATTTAAAAGCATCATACAAACTACTCTGGTTATATGTATGTGATGACTGCGACCATTCAGGGATATGGCAAGTTGATATAGAAGTTGCTGAAATTAGGATAGGCGAAAAATTAGATGGTAAAAAAGCCATTGAACTTTTTGGAGATAAAATCATTCCTTTAGATAATGGTGCTAAATGGTTTATTCCTTCTTTTATAGAGTTCCAATATCCTTCTGGATTGAACGAAAATAACAAAGCACATATCGGAATTATTAAAAACTTAGAAAGGTACAAAGATGAAATTGCCAACTTTAAGCCCCTTGAAAGCCCCTTGCAAGGTGCTATGGATATGGTTATGGATATGGTAATGGTTAAGGATAAGGTTAAAGAAATGGTAATACTACCTTTTGAATCAGAAAACTTTATAAAATATTGGACATTTTGGAAGGATTTTAAGAATAAACAATTTAATTTCAAGTTCAAGACTGCTCAATCGGAACAATCAGCATTAAATGATTTGGTTAATTTATCAGATGGGTATGAAGAAACTGCCATTAAAATAATAGAGCAATCTATGGCTAAAGGATGGAAAGGATTATTTAAACTAAAAAACGAATCTAATGAATCAGGAACTTATACAAATAACGCAAAACTTAGTTATCCAGAAAGAGAATGGGAACGACTTAAAAATCTTGGATAGGGATGAATTAAAGGTTTATAAGGCAATGGAATCTATGCACATTGGCAAATGCTCAAGAATAGAAGTAACAGAGCATCTAAAGACCTGTATTGCTTTGAGTGGTATGCAAGTGCCAACAAACCAAATATTTAATCTATGCGTTTCATTTACAATAGAATCTTACGGACAATACAAACTAAAAGAACTGGGAGTAGCATTTAAGATGTTTGCTGAGGATAAGTTTACTATTGGCAATCATATAAACTTTTCTCCTAAGTTAATTGGGGAAGTAATGAATGCATATAAGAAGATAGCAGTACAAGTAAGAAACAAAACAATTGAAGAACCTAAACAAATAGTTATGCAAGTAGATGAAGAACAAGTAATGAGAGAGGAAGCCGAGTATTGGAAAACATCAAAGAAGGACTGGAGATTCCTAAATTATCAATGCTTTGATTATCTATGGAAACGAAAGTTGCTAAAGATAACATCTGATAAAGCTGAGTACATAAAATCTAAAGTAAAAGCCTATCATTTGGCACAGGCTAAGAAACCAGAGGATATGATGGTAGATGAGGAAACTATGAGGCAACAATGCAAAAAATATTCCCTTAAACTTTATTACGACAACGAATTATGAGTGAATACAATTTTAAAGAAGTATTATTAAAATCTCAAGAAGCAGTTTACCTTATGAGAGATTTATTTATAAGTAAAGGATTTGAAGTCTATATACCTGAATTAGTAATAGCACCTTATAACGCAGGAGCATTCTCAATATATGCCGACCAAGGGGATATGTTTGTTACTAAAGATGGAGTAGAAACTAAATTAGAAATAAAGCATATAAATACTGATTTTATAAACGATTTCCCATTTAAAGATATAATTGTAAACTCCTTTACTGGATATGAATCTAAGAATATTAAACCTGATGTTCATATAATTATAAACAAGAATAAAACGCATTATTTAACTATTAGGAATGAAACATTCCCAAAATGGGAACTTAGAAGAACATTTGATAAAATAAAACAAAAGGAATTATTGTTTTACTATATACAAAAATCTTATGCCAAGTATTTTAAAATAAACTTATGATAGAGAATTATATACCTATGGAGGATGTGCTTATCAGGATTAAGTACCACCCAGATATAAGCAAACAAGAAAAGGAACAATTTAAAGAATCCATTAAAGGAATCTATATGACCGAGAAAGGCAAAGTAAAAATGAATAAACCTAAAAAATACCAAAATGAAAGAGACACTAGGAATGATTAAATTCTTTTTTATCTCAGTTCCAGTATTCCTTTGTGTTTACTGCTCTGTAATGATTTACATAGAAATAAAAGAATACATCCAAAAATATGAGTAAGATAAGAGGACACGAAAACGCACAACCAATAAGATTAATATTTATAGATACAAAAGAGGAAATAGAATTTAAGTCAGTAGCCTACGCAAAAAGAGTAACTGGAGTAAACGAGTACCAAATAAAGGAAAGCCTTAACCCACTAAAAAAGAAGCGTTTTGATTACAAAGAACGAAAAATAGTGTTCCGTATTAAGAAATAATCTAATTTTGTGGTATGGCATTACAAACCATTCCAAAACTTACAGGAAAGACACAAACAATTTTTAATCGTTATATACGACAAAGAGATAGTCAAAATGGTTACTTTACTTGCATATCGTGTGGCTCTACTAAAGATACCTCCCAAATGGATGCAGGTCATTATGTGCCTGTCAAGAATAGTTCAGCTTTAAGATTTGATGAGTATAATGTAAACGGAGAGTGCAAGGCTTGTAATGGATTTGACCAATTTCACCTAATAGGCTACCGAAAAAACCTAATTGATAAGATAGGCGAAAGAATGGTTTTACACTTAGAAAGTCAGTCAAGACTTATAAAGAAATGGACTAGAACCGAGTTAAACGAAATAAACGAAAAGTATGGCGAAACTAAATCCTAATGGCAAGGTCTCCTTTGGGTCAAGAAAAAAAGGTAAGGCTAAAAAGACATCTGGTCCTAAAGACAAACCTACTAAGAAATATGTAAAACAAGGAAGATGCTAATAATACCTATTATATCAATTTTAGTATCAATGATATTATCAGCAATATGGGTTTATTTAATTGATAAAAATAAAAAAAAGGATAAAAATAATGAAGATTCAAGAAATTAAATCAAATCCTAATAATCCCAGAATTTGCAAGGACCACAAGTTTAAGCAACTTGTAAAGTCTATTCAGGACTTCCCACAAATGTTAGAACTTAGACCTATTGTAATAGATGAGAACAATATGGTCTTAGGTGGCAATATGAGGCTAAAGGCTTGTCTTGAAGCAGGACTTACCGATGTACCAGTTATTCACGCTAACAACTTAACCGAAGAACAAAAGAAACAATTTATTGTTCGTGATAATGTTAGCACAGGCGATTGGGATTTTGACCTATTAGCAAACGAATGGAGTATTCAAGACTTAGATAACTGGGGATTAGATATACCAGCTTTTGCTAATAATGACATAGAAGAACCAAAGGACAATTCAATAGGTGGCAAGAGTTGTCCTAATTGTGGAGTAACTTTGTAAGAATTAAGAAAGAGATTAGAGAATATGGCAAACGAACAAAATTTAATACCTGCTCAAAAAGGGGAAATTAGAAACCCTAATGGCAGACCGAAGGGAATACCAAACTCAAAGACTAGATTGCTAAGATTGTTAGAATTGGTACAAGTAAAGACTAATCCTATTACAGGTGAGAAAGAGGAGTTTACTGTGGCAGAGCAATTAGATATGATGGTACTGCAAAAGGCATTCAAAGGAGATTTAAAGGCTTATCAGGAGATACTTGATAGACTAGAAGGCAGAGCAAAACAAACCAATGAGATAGAACTATCAGGAGGACTGCAAATAAATTGGGAGGAGAAGAAAACTTACGTTGAAAAAACAGGAAGCCTATAATGGAATTATCCATAAAACAAACGACTGCTTTAGACTTATTAGAAGATAAAACAACAAATGAGATTCTATTTGGAGGAGGAGCAGGAGGTGGTAAGACTGCGTTAGGTTGCTACTGGCAGCTTAAACAAAGATTAAAATATCCCAATACAAGAGGATTAATTGGTAGAGCCGTATTAAAAACCCTAAAAGAAACTACCTTAGTCTCCTTCTTTCAGATAGCCAAAATGCAAGGACTAGAAGCCAATAAGCATTATAAGTTTAACGGACAAACAAGCCAAATAGAATTTCCTAATGGTTCTACTATACTACTAAAAGACCTTTACTCTTACCCTTCCGACCCTAACTTTGATGAATTAGGTTCACTAGAGATTACAGATGCTTTTATAGATGAGGCGAATCAAGTAGATGATAAGGCTAGAAATATTATTAAATCAAGAATAAGATTTCAATTAGACCAAAACGATTTAGTGCCTAAGATTCTTTACACTTGCAACCCAGCAAAGAACTGGACTTACTCGGAGTTCTACAAACCAGAACAAGATGGCACAATATCTAAGAACAAAAGATTCATAACTTCTTTGATAGATGACAATCCTTTTATCTCTAAGCACTACAAAGAGAACTTACTAACTTTGGATAGTGTATCAAAGGAGAGGCTTTTATTTGGTAACTGGGAGTACTTAGATGACCCTGCACAACTTATAGACTATGATAAAATACTTGATTCTTTTACCAATACTTTTGTTTCTATTGGCGATTCTTATATTACTTGTGATGTGGCACGCTTTGGTAATGACAGTACTGTTATTGGTATATGGAGTGGCTTTCGTGTTAGGTTTTATCAATTCAATGGTAAATCAGTTGTTGAGGTCGCTGAACTTATAAAGAACTTTGCAACCGAACACAAAGTACCTACATCTAACATTGTTTGCGATGAGGATGGAGTAGGAGGTGGAGTTGTAGATATTCTTAGGTGCAAAGGATTTGTCAATAATAGTTCTCCATTAGTAAACCCTGTAACAAGGCAAAAGGAAAACTTTGATAACCTAAAGTCTCAATGCTATTTTAAATTAGCAGATATGATTAATAAGGCAGAACTTTACATTCAGGCAGATGGGAAACAAAAACAAACTATCATTCAGGAACTAGAACAAGTCAAACAAAAGTCAGTAGATAATGATATGAAGAAAGGAGTAATTCCTAAAGATAAAGTCAAAGCAGCAATAGGTCGTTCTCCTGATTTTAGTGATTGTTTAGCTATGAGAATGTTCTTTGAATATTCGCCAAGATTTCAAGTAAGTGTATTTTGATGTAAAAATCATAACTTTGTTTAAATTCTAATAATATGGCATTTTTTGACTTCTTAACTAAAAAGAAGATAAACACTCTATTACCTAATATTCCTTTTGATACAAGTGTCGCTATTCAACGAGGTATCGTTACTTGGCAAGGTGGTGATTCAAGAGCATTCGTAAGAGATGGATATATAGCTAACGATATTGTTTACTCAATTGTAAAACTAATTACTGATAAAGCTAAACTTGCTCCATTTCATGTATATAAAGTTAAAGATGAAGTATCTGCAAAAAGATATAAGTCGTTGATGAAGCAACCAGATAAGATTACTAACTGGCAAGAGGTAAATGATTTACATAAGAAAGCATTTGAGATATATACAGGAGACCAAAGATTAAACGACCTTTTAAAATATCCTAACGGAGAAGATACTTGGGCAGATTTAGTTGAGCAATGGTGTGGATTTAAGTTAATAACAGGAAATTCATTTATATATGGAAAACTTATTGAAACAGGAAACAATCAAGGTAAGCCGTTTGAACTATTTGCTTTACCTGCTCAGTATATGGCTATTATTGCCAACATTGAAATGTTCCCACCAACCAGAGTTGGCTACCAATTATACTACGGAGCAATGTGGTCCTTTGACCCAAAAGAAATCTTACACGACAAATACTTCAATCCTGAATGGACAGTTACAGGTGGACAATTATACGGACAAAGTCCTTTACTTGCAGCAGCAAGAACATTAACTAGAAGTAACGAAGCTAAGACTGCTGCCGTTGCATCATTCCAAAATGGTGGACCAGCAGGAGTTTTATTTATGAACGATGAAAGATTTGACCCTACAAGTGGTCAAGCACAAGCACAAGCACTAAAGAGAGCAGTTAGCGAGAAAGGTGGTGCAGCTAATTTTAACTCTATTGCAGTAAGTGGTTATAAGGTAGACTGGAAACAAATAGGTTTAAGCCCTGTTGAACTTAATATTATTGAATCAGAAAAATGGGATATGAAGGCACTTTGTAATATTTACGGAGTACCATCACAACTATTAAACGATGCAGATAATAAGACTTATAACAATCAATTAGAGGGAGAGAAGGCATTGACTTTAAGATGTGCTATTCCTTTGTTGGATTCTTTGACTGAGAACTTAAATAGAAAATTACATTCTGACTGGGGGTATAGAAATAGTGGATTGTATGTAGGATATGATATGAAGGTCTATCAAGAATTAGAGGCAAATAAGACAGAGCAAGTTGCTTGGTTAAATACTGCTTGGTGGATTCCACCTTCTCAAAAGAATGAGA